CCGGGCCGTAAAGCCAATGCGCTGCCCGAGGATCCAGCCCCCGCGGCGGAACTCGTACCCGCCAACGCGGGCCGCGCCCGAGTCCACAAGCGTGTAAACGGCCCGGTAGCCTGTTTGGTTGAGGCCCAGGCTGGTCGGCGCCGGCGGCGTGATCACGAGGCCCAGCGGGCGCAGGTGCCCACGGGCCGAAGCGCGAACGGCGCGGGCCTGCCCGCGGGCCCCGACCGGCCGGACAAAGAACTCGAGCAGCGATTCACGATCGGTCTGGTCGAGCTGCACGTGCGCCGCCGTCGGCTGGCCGGGGATGGAGAGCCGCAGCTCCGGGGTTTTGCCGATCGGCTGCACGTAGATCTCGACCTTGGCGACCGAGCGCACGGTCTCCGGGTCGTACTGCCAGTTGAGGGTCGCGGAGACCACCGCCCCGCCGTCCTCGTTGGTCGCCGTGGTTTCGGTGACGGTTAAGTTCTGCACCGCCTCCGGGGTCACGCTGTCTAGCGTGTTCGTGGTCAGCGAGGTTTCGGGCAAGGGCAGCGACCCGAAGTCGTCAGAATAGATGGCCTCGTTGTACTCGACGGCCTCGACATCGACCTGCATCTTGTCCCCGTCGATCGCAGTCCGCACAACGCGGAAGCGCTTGTAGATCTTGCCCGTGCTGCCCAGCGAATACTGGTCGCCCTTCGCCGGGACCCAGTCGTCCGTGCCGCGGATGGCGATGCCGTCCCCGGCCACGTAGGTCCCCGCCGCGCTCTGGATAGTGAACTGCGCGTGCTCGTTGGTGCTCTGGTCCTCGATCACCATGTAGACGGTGCCCGAGGGGATGACTACGTCGCGGTCCAGGAAGACCGTGTAGTCGGCTTCGCCCGAGCCGGGCCCGCCGCCGCCGCCGCCGCCGCCGCCGCCCGGGTCCGGGTCGGTGTCGCCGATCCACTCGAGCAGCGCTTGGTACTTGAAGGCTTGGTTGTTCGGTTGCGCGTACCAGCGCTTGGCACCAAACTGCCCCTCGGGCCCGCCTGCCGTAGCGTCCGAATAAAAAGCAAAGACGCTGTTTGGGGCATATTGCTCGACCTTGTCAAGGATCCACAGGATCTCGTCTTTGATCCTCGGGTCGCTTTGGACAGCCATCATTGTGAGAACGCCGCCAGATTGCGCAATGATTTGCTGCCCGCCTTCATACCAGCACACGCCCTTGCTTAAGCTTGAGACCGTCGTGACAAAGTTTGAAATGTTGGCCTCGATCTCCGCGTGCTTTCCGGCCAGGTTTGTGAACAGCTGATTGACCGTTTGAGTGTCCGGGTTAAAGTCGGGGTCAAGCGGCGAGGGCGGGTTGTACGGGGCGCCGGCGACAACGTCGCACTTGGGGCAGTTGGCGACCCCGTCCAAAACGCTGTCAGCGCTGACGTACTGAGCCCCGAACACCTTGGTCACACGAGAGATCTCCGTGCCCCAGGCGTTCTCGACACTGGCGAAGAAGTTGTTGCTCAGGATCCCCGACTGGATCCGCATTGCCCTAAAGGGGTTTGGGTCCACGGCCCCGGGACCGATGACAAAGGCATTGCTGATGGTCGGGTGCGGCTGGAAGTCGTTGGCCGTGCTGAACACGTGCGAGGAGCTGATAAGAGGTCCTAAATACCACGCGCCGCCAATCTCAAAAGCTCCGCCGTTCCAATGCTCATTGGAGTATTCGCACCACCAGCGTCGCTCGGGCGCGAGGGCGCTGCGGTGTCTTCCTGCAAACGCGAGCTGCTGAATGAACGGATACAAGGCCGGGCAGCACGTCCACAGGTCCTTGCCGTAGCGGTTCGAGAACTCGCACATCTTCTCGATCGGCGGCCCCTGAACGGTCCAAAACAAGTAGTCAGACGGGATTGGCGCCGTGGCCTTGTTTTGGTTTGTGTCCTGTGCTCCCATCCAGCGCAGACCGCGGAACGGAGCAGTGAATTCAACGAACTCCGGGGCCCACGGGTCGGAGTCGATGAATGGCTCGTCCGCCTCGTAGTAAAGCCTTAGGCCCTCGGGCTTCGACGTAATCGACGTAAAGGCGAAGTGAATGCCCGCTGAACTAGGGGTCGTGACAGTGAAGCGCCACTTTCTCAAGCCTATCAGCGTCAGCCCCGAAGCATCGTAGCCGACCTCCGGCGTGGCCGTGCCTGAGGCCCATGTCACGATGTAATTGCCGGCTCGGTAAACGGGCAAAGGAGCTGTATCAAGGCCCGTTGTAAGTATGTCGCGGAACAGCACAGTCGCCAGGCGTTGGCCGCTGGCGAGGCTAAGCGGAATTGCGTCCTGGTCGAGGCTTTTCGGCTGTCCGTTGTCGGTCAGGTTCTTGGGCCCCGATGCGGTTTCAGAAACCCAAAAGCGGGCGCCCGTGAATAGGTTGCCACGATAAATGGCGCACCGAGGCGTGTAGTCGGCAATCAGCCCGACATTCATCCACAGCGAGCGCTCGATCGAGTTCGACAAGGCGATCGCTTGCGTGGCCGAACTGCCACGGAGCTTGCCGCTGTAGCCCCACTGCGGCACGTCGTGGGCGACCATGACCACGTCGCCGGGGCGACGGGCGATCGCCAGGGCCGGCTGTTTCCAAGAAGCCTGCCGGCGGACCAGGTGGAACAGGTTGAGCTGGTACTTGATCTCGCGCAGGGCCTGGGATCGGCGGACCACGCCTTCAAGGCTGATAGAGCGCACGCGCCGGCCGTCGAACTTAGCCGGGTCCTGAACGTCGGGGTGCTCGAGCTCCAGGCGCTGGACCGTGTAGCCCGCGTCGCGGTCCAGGATCTCGGCCTGGATCACGTTGGGGCGCTCGTCGATCGCCGTGTACAGGGTTTCGAGGCTCCCCTCGACGACGCTGGCGTGCGTAACCAAGGCCACGGGCGAGGCCGCCCGCTCGACGAAGACCCCGACCCGGCCGCCTTGGACGACCCGCTGCGCCCGGCCGGATGAGAAGATCCGCTCCAGCACGTCTACCGCCTCGTCGTTGCGGCGGTCGAGGACGATATCGCACTGCATCCGCCGTTCGGCGCCCCGGATCTTGCCCGTGGTCAGCGTGACAGACAAAGTCGTCGGCGCGGCCATGCCCGCGGGCAAGGGCGCCACGAGCGTCAGCCTCTCCAGATCCGAGACGTAGGCGACCGAAGTGAGCACGTAAGCCGCGCCCTCGGGCGTGTTGTACTCGGCGTTTAAGGCCTCGAAGCGGACGGCATAGCCGACCTGCCACTTGTCGGGGACGCTTTCCACGCCGTTCAGCACGGCGGTCACGTTGTTCAGAGAAGCATTGTACGACAACGTGCAGCTCGTCAGGTCGGCGGCGTCCACCTCCTCGAGGCCGTCAGGCACGTACTCGTCGCACCAGTCGGCCCACGCCTTGAACTCGTCGAGCTTCAAGTCCACCAAGCCGTAGCGGTCGCCGAGCCCCTCCTCGGACGTGAGCACTCCGGCAGCGATCCAGGCCGGGTTCTGCGACCAGGCCAGCGGCGCGCTCGGCGTCACCGTCGAAGCCCCGTTCCAGACGGGCACGCGGCGGCCTTTGACCTCGAAGGTGTAGGTCGGGGGCCCGCCTTGGAGCTGGTCGGTCGCCTTCTGGCGGATACCGACCAGGGCGACTCCGGGGTAGCGGAAGTCCGCCCAGGTCACGAGCTGGATCGCCGTCCATTCGGCGGCGTTGCGGCTCAAGGTGGACGTGGACTCCGCGTCAAGGCGCTGAATCTCGACCTTGTACCGGCCGCGCTTGAACGTCCCGCCGGCGCTGCCGGGGGCCACGCCGAAGTCTGTGCCGACCGAGATGGCGGCGCCCGTGACCAGCGTGCCGTCGTTGTTGTTGGGCGACAGATCGTCCGTGGTCCCGCCGCCCGACGTGTCGAACGGCCAGCACAGCAACAAGTCAGGCTCGCTGCCCGTGCCGGTGAAGCCCGAGCCGTCCGCGTACTGGACCTGCACCTCGGCGCCGGTCAGCTCGCGGAGAAACAGCTTGAAGACGTCGAAGTCGGCGTCCGCGAAGTTGGTCAAGCTGGTCTCGGCGCCCACGCGCACGGTGCCGGCGGCCGGCAGCCTGTGGTTCACGTTCTCGACCTTGAGCGTCCTGACAAGCGCCCCGTCCCAGTAGAGCTTGAGCCGACCAGCGCCGGCGACGCCCGCGCTCGAGCCGCCGTAGCTGACGGCCAGGTGGTGCCACCGCTCGACTTCCGAGGCAACCCATCCCTGAACAGTAACAAAAGGCCCAGACAGACTTTCAACGGGCATCTCCGCCGTGACCGAGCCCGCCCCGGTGCCGTACTGGACAAACAGCCGCACGCTCTTGGCGGCCCCCGAGCTGATGTATTGGAGCCAAACTTTGAAGCCGCGGTTGGTGGCGCCGTCCCAGAAGTTCCAGACGTGGTAGGTCTGGGTCGCGTCCTGGTTGTCCACGTCGATCTTGACCCAGCCCGAGGTCGTCCACTGGACGTTCTCCGGCTGCGGGTCGGTCATGCCCGTGGGGCTGGCGCGGGTCACACAGCCGTTGACCCCCTGGAGCTTCAGGTAGTACCCCTGCGTCGGCGCCGTGTAGGTCGCCGGGTCGATGAAGGGGTGCCTGAACTCCACGTCGAAGGCCCCGGCCTTCGCCTGCGTGACCGTGCCTTCCGCCGGCAGGACGACCACCTTCCCAACGGGAGTGCCCGTGCCG